CTGCTCATCTCCTCATCCTCCTCCAGCAACTTCGTCTGCCGTCAGCGGCCGGTCGGCCTCGAATTCAATGGCGCAAGCGGGACAAAAGTGCTGCCAGCCGTGATTCACCCCGCTGATGCGCCAATGCTGGCGATACATTCGCTCGGACGCAGCCGTCGCCGTCGGCGCGGTGAATAGCGTCGCGCAGCCGTCGCAGCTCACGGCGACCTCGCCACGGTGAACGCTGATCATGCGAAGTCTCCTTGACGCTTATGCACCCATTCCAAGTCTTCGCGCGAAGTTGCTTTGCTGTTTTTGTCGGCGCCGTAGCACACGAATACGGCTGCAGCATTGAAAGACGTGATGACGCCTTCCTCCACAACACCGCCAGGATAACGGTTGCCGGTGTAGATCACCGCCCGACCGATGTCCTCGTTGGTCGGAACGATCATCGCGGCCACCGCTCGGCGAACGGCAGGCTGCGCGCCGGCAGCGATACGGCGGGGGCAGGTATCGCGGGGACGGGCATTGCCTGCGCCGCCTGCGATTCGGCGGGAGGCCAGTACAAGCTCGCCTTGCTCATGCCGGAGCGGCCGGGATACCAGCACTGACGATGTTCCACTTCACGCCAGCTCCACCAGTCGTGCGCTCCCGGCGGCTTTGCCGGCTGGCAGGCGATGCGGGCGTAGGTGGGCGAAACGACGAACAGCAGTATTTCCGCGATCAGCATCACCATGGCGGCGATCGCGATGGTGGTTTGAGTGAAAATGCAGAAGCGGATCATCTGGCTTCACCGATGATTTCGCGCCGCAGGCACCCATACTTTTCTTCGTCGCCGATGACCTCACCATGAAGAGCGACAATCCAGCATTGTTCGCCTTTCCATTTCTGCGGTTGCAGTGTCGCGTGCAAAGTACCTTTATTACAAAGATCGAGCGGCCCAGGCGCGGTGTGAACGATACCGGGTGCGGCGGGTTCAATTCCGCTTCCACCATTTGCCGGCAAGCCGTTGTGATGCGAGCACCAAAAAGCAATCACCGTTCCGGTTTCAATTAATTTGGCGAGTCGTTGCTGTTGGGTAGCGGGCCACTTTTTTTTGAAGTACGGAATGGAAGCAAACCAATATTCTTTCAAGCCGTCGCCGGAGCCGGAGCCGTCGCCGTAGCCGTTGCCGGAGCCGTCGCCGTAGCCGTTGCCGTAGCCGTCGCCGTCGCCGTAGCCGTTGCCGTAGCCGTAGCCGTCGCCGTCGCCGTAGCCGGAGCCGTAGCCGTTGCCGTAACCGTTGCCGTAGCCGGAGCTAAAGTTCTCCACCTTCGGAATTTCGCCCCGCAGAATTACTTTTTCCATGGCGCTTCCTCCCACGCCACAATTGCGTCCGGTGAGCATTTGAGGACACTGGTGATATCGCGAAGCGAAATGTCGGCACTGGGTCCAACGCGGCAGTTTTTGTTCGGTCCAGTCGCTGCGAGCCCCATGAATCCTTTGATCTCGGATGACCATGACAGGCAATTCCGGGCGGCGCGAAGATTGATAATTTCGCCATCGATCTCGGTGGCGTAACCAAAGAAAACCCCACGATGCTTAGTAGTCACTACAACGGCTTGTTCGCTCATTTGCTGTTTCCTTTACTGTTTCCAAGTCACCACCGCCTCCCGCACACTTCGACATTCGATCGTATGAGCCCGCGCTTGCCGATGACGCCGATGGCCTCGTCGATCGAGCAGGCGACTTCGTATTCGGCGCCGAGCAGTTTTACCGCGAGCGCAAAACCCATCTGAGCTTCACTGCATTTGCGGCCGGGAAGTTTCAGTTCGAGAAACAGCAGGCACGGCGTACCGGCGGTGTTGCGGTAGAAGAATTCCAGGTCGGCGCTGCCCGCGAGAACTCCCATCGCCTTGAGCTTGGCCGCGGTGCGCGGATCGCGGTGCTCGCCGTTGGGGACGTGCCTCCAAACTACATCCGGCCGCAGGCACCAGCGCAATGTCGAGACCAGCGGAATATGCAGTGACGTGACTTCCTTCTGCGGCTCGACGAGCTTGCGCCAGCGGTTGGTGAAGAGATGCGCCTGATGTTCAGTCATGTTGACGCATTCCAAGCGCGCTGATCATCACCAGCAGATACAGCGACCCGCCCTGCAACGCGCCCATCCAGCCGTAAAGCATTCCGTAATATCCGACGCAGAAAATGCCGCCGGCGGCGAGCAGGACATCGATGCGGCGGACACCAGGGCGGTTACGCCCGTCTTCGCGGGCTATGGGCCCCATGACATCGACGTCGCCCCAGTCGACGAAAACGTCCCACCAATGGGCGATCGTGCGCGGAATAGGAATCTTCATCTGAAGGTCCTTTTGAAAGAACTCGCCGGGAACGCGTAACCAATTCCCGGCGAGCCGTTGCCGATGGACCTGACCGGAGGGGTTAGGCCGTCATCGACAAACCGCGTTACGCCGTCGCGTTAGTCGCGTTACGCCGGCGACGATTGAGACCCCAGATGCCGAGGCAGGCGGCGAGTAGCCCCGGCAGTCCGGCGCCCGCCATGGGTCCGGGGACGGGCACCGACGCGAAGCCGAGGGCTTGATTTGGCGCACTAATGGCATCGGTCAGCGCCGTCAGCGTGCAGGTCGGGCAGTCGAGAATGCCGCCGGCCTGCGAGTCGGCGAGCTCCAGGTTAACGCGAGTGAGGAGAGCGCCGCTGGCGTTGGAGGAGAATGCGCCGCCGTACAGTACGCTCCAGATGGCGAGCTGGGTGGCGGCGTCATCCTGCAGGGCATCGGTGCCGCCCAGCGTGAGGCCACGCAGCATCAGCGAGGCGATCTGCCGGAGCTGGCCGCCGTCCAGACCACCGGCAGGCAGACCGGGCAGGGTCTGACCGGCCGTCAGCGTGTGTTCCTGGAACGTGTACGGCACGTGCAGGATGTCGTTCAGATCGAGGCACCAGACCAGCAAGTCGGCAGCCGGAATGTTCTGGTGCAGGTCGATCTCTCCGGCTCGCACGGTCTCAGTGAGTGCGCCGAGCGTGACAGTGACGTCCTGGAAGCCGTTCGGCTGCGAGAACGAGTCGGCTTGGAACGTGTCGGCCAGGGCGGGCGAACTGACCGCGAAGGCGAGGGCGCTCGCTAACAAGAACTTCTTCATTTGGTGTTACCTCGATGTTTGTGAATTCACACTTCCAACCCATGGCGCGTACGCCGTGGGGCCGCTGTTGCAGGGGAATTATTTCACCACGACATCCGATGCAGCTCGGTCGGCCCTTTGTGCCCGGCGTCCCAGACAAACCAGGCGAAGGCCATGCCGCTGTTGGAGTAGTTTCTTTTCCAGCCGTGCCGGTGCATCATCGGCAGGCGTTTGCGAAACACATACACGCGCGCCAAATGGGCGTTATCGAGAATTGCCGAGCGCCGTTCGCTTTCTAGAAACGCCAGTCGCAACAGCATCACGACCTTCGGGCATAGCGACAGCGCGTGTGCGACAAACTCGCCGGCGTTCTTGAATGGCGGATTGGTGACGATCGCCGTGACGCCAAGCGGAAGCTGGCGCTCCATCAAAAAATCCCAGCCGGCGCAGTCCTGGTCGGGCGAGGCGTAGTCGACCAGATCGGTGGCGTAGACCTGATGCCCGGCGGCGCGCAGCCTGCGAACGATTACACCAGGACCGCAGGCCGGCTCCCAGATCACCGGCGGCAGCATCTCCGCCCACAACAGCGCAGTGACCGCTTCGACCGGAGTCTCGTACAGATCGTCGGCGCGCTGATCGAGCGGGGCGCGCTTATTGCCGGTTCCAGAGGCAAGACCGCCCATCACGACGCGACCGCGCACAGCATGCAGACGGCCCAGATCATCAGGCCGAGCGTGATGACGGTGAGAAGAAGTGAGCTTTCGGCGTTGAGAAAGGCGCGCATCGGGCTCCCCGGTGCTCGAAGATCGAGCAAGCGTGGACGTTACTATGAGTAACGGCGCTTGGCAAGAAGAAAGTTACGCCGGGTAACGCGCGGCGGCTGCGGTGTTAAAAACCCTTTGGCAATCCGGCTTGTTTCAGCACTGCATTCGCCAAATGGCGGGATGCAATCTTGCTATCGACCGGGAAACGTTTCCCGCTAATCGGGCTTGCCCAAATTTCGTGATCGCCTTTGCCCGATCTGACGACAAAGCAACCGGCTTCACGCAGAAGCCTTTTAAGTGCCGGCGTGAAATTATTCATGCGGCGCGGGTATTCACCACCCCGGTTTTGTGAGCGATCGCAACCACGCTAAATGGAATATCGATGTTGGGATAAGCATCAACCAGAAGATCACGCAGCACGACAGGAATGCGATTTATAAGTTCCTCAAAAGTGTCGGCCCCGGTTGTCAAAGCGTGTTTTTGATCAATATCGGCCGCTGCCCACCATGATTGGCTTTCCGGATCAAACTCCGCTCTGATCATGATCATCATGGGTGCATTCGTTAGGTGATCGACATCAAAAGGCGTTCCGAGCTTGTTATATAGCCATTGCGAATTGATCTGGAACTTGTTGGCGAATTTTTGAGCCATTTCATAGGTTAGACGTGTATTCTTTGAACTTCCAGGTTCACGTTCGTAGGCTCGATAGGTTCCGGCTTCCATTCCCAGGGCCGCAGCCGCTCCTGCCATATTCATTGGCTGACCGGTTTTCTCCTGCCAGCGCTCACGAGCCCATCGGACTCGATCCCATGCATTGTCGAGATGCTGCCATTGATTTTGCTTCATGCGCCAGACGTTACGCGGCGTGACGTTACCATGAGTGACATTCGACTTTCAACCACTTGCAAGCGGACGTTACCCGTGGTAACGTCGCGGGCATGAGTTCAAAATCGGTATCTGAAATTATCGAGGCCAAGGGCGGACCTACGGCTTTTGCCGCCAAGGTCAACCGGCGGCCAGGGGCGGTGCGTGCGTGGAAGCATCGAAACTACTTTCCGCGTGATGCGTGGCCGGAAATCATCAAGGCATTTCCGGATTTGTCGCTCGATAAACTGATCAAAATGGAAGCGTACGAAAACTAACCGGCCCTGCGGGCGCGACTGCCATCGCGCCCTGCAAGGATGAACTACCAAACTAAAACTACGTCTTTCCTTAGTTGTCGCCTCGTCCATGTGGAAACCATGGACGAGGGAGAGTTGCAGGTGTGCGAAAATCCTTTGCGGAGGCCGGTTGTGACTGACACGACGGTTGATCGAGCGGCATCGTGGGCCAAGCGTCTCACGCAATCCGAGGCCAGAGGCCCCGGCGACCTGGAGAACGCATGGCGCCGCCTCGAAGCCCGCTATGGCGTACCGTGGCGCACTTTCTGGGCCTTGCGTTATCGCTGCCCGAACGAAATCGCGGCTTCGATCTATTTGCGTCTGCAGGCCGCTTACGAAGCGGAATGCGAGCGCGTACTGCGGCGGACTCGACATGAACTCGCAATCACCAAAGCGAAGGCCGGGACTTCTCACGCTGTGGTGGCTGAGGCTGCGGCTCTGGTGGGTGAGAGTGACGACGAGGCGGCGCAATGATGTGGACTACTGAGCGCATCGCGGCCCTCAGATCGTCCTGGGCGATAGGACTGTCCCCGGCGCAGATCGCCGGCGCGCTCGGTGTCACCCGCAACGCCGTGATCGGCAAGGCCTGGCGGCTGGGACTCGCCGACCGCCGGGTGATGCGCAAGGCGCGCAAGCCCAGACCCGAGCATCGCCGCGTACCGAAACCGCGCCCGGCACCCGCGCCAGCGTGCTGCAAGCCGGTGAGCCGTCCGCTGTTCGATCTCGCGGACGATCAATGCCGCTGGGTGGTCGACGTCGGGGAATTTCTGTTCTGCGGCGCGCCGGTCGCCGGCGAGCGGCACCCCTACTGTCCGCGTCACCTGCAAGAGAGCAGACGACGCTAGAAAAGGATATCGAAGTGAGAATCGAGCGGCACTCGCCTTCATCTCTCAGTTTGTTTTGCGCCGATCCTGGCATGTATGTGCTCGAGCGCATTCTCGGGCAGAAGCAGCCGGTCGGGGCTGCCGCGCACCGCGGCACGGCGGTCGAAGCCGGCATTGCGCTGGCGCTCGTTGATGCGCACGCCACGCTCGCCGACGCCGTCGCCCACGCGCATCAAACCTACGACACCCTGACCGCGCTGTCAGGCGATCCGCGGCGCGATGACCAGCGCAAGCTCATCGAAGGCATGGTCGGCATCGGCCTCGCCGAGCTGCGCCCCTATGGCGAGCCGAGCATGCTGCAGGGCTTTGTCGAGTGGAAACCGGAAGAACTCGCCTATCCGATCGTCGGCTATTACGATTTTTTCTGGGAGCGGCACGGCATTCTGGTCGACCTCAAGACTACCGAACGGCTGCATTCGCAAATCCAGGTACCGCACGCGCGCCAGGTGGCGCTCTACACCGCGGCGATCTCTGACAATATCGACGGGCGCATCACCTACGTCACGCCGAAGAAGTGCGCGACTTATCACTTGGAGAACGCGCGCGAGCATCGCAACGCGCTGTTGCAGATCGCGCTGCGCTGCGAGGCGTTCCTGGCGCTGTCGGAGGATCCCGAGTTCTACACCAGGATCACCGCGCCGGATTTCAGCAGTTTCTACTGGAACAATCCAGCCGCACGGCAGGCGGGCTATTCGATCTGGAAATTCTAATTCCCGGCAACCGGGATTGGCGTGGCTTCGGGCCACATCGAAGCGCAACCGTGAACTAACAATGGAGCAATGACAATGGCGAACGTTTTTGGGTTTTCTACCGAACCGGCCGGCGACTTCATGCCGATCCTGAAATACGACTCACGCGCCGGCCGCTTGTTCCGGGTCGATCGCGAAAACACCGGTGACGGCTTCGCCAACGAGCCGATCGACATCACGGCCTCGTTCAAGGCGATCGTCGATTTCGAGAATATCGAAGTCGGCTGGATCGACTTCGCCCCCGGCAGCGCGCCGGATTTCAAGCTGGTGCCAATGGGGCAGGCGCTGCCGCCGCGGCCGAGTGACCGGCACAAGAACGGCGTGCGCTTTATTCTCAAGCTGGCCAAGGTTTGCGGCGGCGACAAGCCGATCCGGGAAATGGCGGGGACGTCGAAGGCGTTCCTGAGTGGCATCGAGGCGGTGTTCAACGCCTATCTGGCGGGCAAGGGCAAGAACGCCGGCAAGCTGCCGGTGATCGTGCTGGAGAAAACCACGCCGATCAAAAGCGGCTCGGGCGAGCGGCAATCGACCAATTATCAGCCGACCTTCAAGATCGTCAGCTGGGCGCCACGCGGCGATCTGGTGTTCGAGCCGAAAGCCGGGACGTCTACGCAACAGTCCATGCCATTGACCACGCCGCCGGCGACGGGCTCGACCAAGGTCGATCCCCCTTCCGCGGCGACACGCGAGACGGCCGACGCCGACGATTTCGGGTGATCCGGATATGGAAACAAGGATGGGGCCAGGATGCAAAGTCCTGGCTCCGCAGTCTTTAAGCTCCATCGTCATGTTCCGGACAAAGGTGCTGGATGGAGGCATCCGAAAGAATCAGACTGGAAAAACTCCTCGGGATGCTGGGGTCGGCGTTCGACGGCGAGCGTGCGAATGCCGCTCGCATGATCTCCGACATGGCGCAAAAAAGAAAACTGACAATTGTTGAACTTATTTACGGATCGCAAAAAAGCGAACACAAGCCAAAACCCGCGTCCGCGCATTCCGCCAGACAAAAATCCCATTCTTTTCATACAGCGACAATTCTTCAGTCGCTTGCCGATATCGCCGATGATGAGGATGCTTATGAGTTCGCTCTGACGAACTGGGAATGTCAATTCGCGGCCGATGTTTCGAGTCGTTATTCGTATGATTACGAGCTTAGCGCAAAGCAACTCGCCATTGCGCAAAAAATCATCACCAAGGCTGAAATGCATCGGAGGGGCCAATGATGACGGCCCCTCCGTTACCGGAGTTCGATCCAGAATTCGCCGAGCCGGCGCAATGGGCGGCGATGTATCGCACCTGCGGCCTGCAGATCATTCCTTGTTACATGCCGCAGGAGGCGGCCGCGGGCGCATCCTGGAAACGGCCGAAGCTGGCGGAATGGGTGGATCTCAAGGAAACCCTGGTCTCGGCCACGGCGTTTGCACTGTGGTACGGGCCGCAGGGCAGTTACACCGCCCGCCGCAACATGGGGATCATCACCGGCCCGGCGTCGGGGCGGGTTTTCGTCATCGACCTGGACGACCACAAGACGCCGGCCGCGGCGGCCTGGTGGCGCGCGTTGATCGCGGTCGAAAACAACAACATCGATCCCGAGACGGTGGAGCAGCGCACCGGCGGCGGCGGCCGGCAGAAGCTGTTCCGCTATCCTGCGGGCTGGCACGCTCCGACCAACCGCACCGCGATCGGGGTCGATATTCGCGGCCACGGCGGCTTTGCCGTGCTGGCGCCGTCACAGCACGAGAGCGGCCGCGATTACGAATGGCTGCCCGGCCGCGCGCCCTGGGAAATCGAGATCGCCGACGCCCCGCAATGGCTTCTGGACGCCGTGGAAGCGCTGGTGGAGGCGTACGGCGGCGATCAGGGCGGCGGCCCGCGCGAACGCACCGCGGCGCCTCCTGGCGGCGACGCCGACGCCTTCGGCAACAAGGTGGACGGCCGCGAGGAGGTGATGTTCCGCACGGTCTGGCGCGAGGTGCTGGAGTGGTATCGGGAATGCCCGATCGAGCCGCCGGCGGCGCAATGGCAGGGCCGCGCCGAGTTCGCCTATCTAATTTACGAACGCAAGGTCACCAGCCGCATTGCCGGCGACAAGCGCGCGGGCCTCGATCGCGAAGGCCGCGGTCCGGCGGCATTCTGGCAGAAGTGGCGCGCCACCATGCGGCATTGGGGCAGCCCCAAGATGGTGGCGGACGCGGCCAGGCCTGATCCCAACCCCGACCCGGGGTCATACGATCACGCCGCGGATTTCGAGCAGGCGCAGGAGCGCGCCAGGGAGCAGGCAAAAGCCGATCCGAAGGCCGGCACTTACGAGCGGCTGTATGTCCGCGACATCAAGGCGATGCCGGATCCGGTCTGGGTGATCGACGACTTGATCATCGAGCAGTCGCTGGGTTTTATTTTCGGTCCGCCCGGCTCGCTCAAGACATTTATAGCGATCGATATCGGGTTGCATCTCGCGTGTGCAAAACCGGAATGGTGGGGACGATCGCTGCAACGCCGCGGGGCGGTGATTTACGTGTGCAGCGAAGGCTATGTCAGCATGAAATATCGGATTGCCGCCTGGGAACGGCATCGAGTGACCGATGCTGATGATGCGCCGTTCTGCCTGATCCGGCAGAGCATCAATTTTATGAAGGTCGAGGACATCGCCAAACTCCTGGTAACGATCCAAGCGGTTGCGGACGAGACCCATGGTCCGATTGCGGCGGTATTCGTCGATACGGTCAGCCGGGTGCTCCCTGGCGCGGAAGAGAACCTGCAAAAAGACATGACCCTGTTCGTGGCCGCTTGCGATGCAGTACGGCAACGGTTCCAAACCACTGTCATCGGGGTGCATCACACCAACGCCAGCGGCGGGTTCCGGGGATCCACGGTGATGCCCGGCGCGGGCGATTTCATCATCGAAACCCGGCGTGAGCCGGGGGCTCTGACGGGTTCGATCTACGCCAAGAAGATCAAGGACGCCGAAGACGGCTGGGAGGACTTTTTCAAGGTCACCAAGGTGGATCTCGGTGACATTGCCGGCCGGACGTCGCTGGTGCTGGATCGAATCGATGCGCCGCTCAAACGCGATCGCTGGCCGCCAACAGATGTCTGCCGGAGAGTCCTTCGCGCCGTCGATGACGCCTGGAGTCAGCGGCAGCCCTGGTCACCTTTTCCGCAGACCCGAAAGCAGGGCCGATACGCTCCAGCCATCATCTCGAAATCGTTCGAGGTCGATCTCGATATTGCCGAGGACATGATCGAGACGTGGCTCATCACTCAGGTGCTCACCATCGAGATTTATGACACCGACACGAAGGCCAAAGGGCTCAAGGTAATAGGTGTTATTTCCTAGTAAAGTCGCCGGAGGTTTACGGAAGTCGTACGGAGGTTGTACGGAGGTTTACGGAGGTTGCTCGCTAAGTCATTGAAATCATTGACCGGAAGTCAGACCGGAGGTTACGGAAGTTGTCTTGTAAGCTGTTGAAATCAT